GATATATGTTAACTGGGTAGTTGGTAAAGCCAACAAGATAGCGTCTCACAAAGAAAGCGTACAATATTCAACAGGGGGTCCAGTGTATCATGAATACTGCTGAGGCACCTAAACCACAACCAATAGACATCTGTAAGATATGTCTGCTTGGACTAGCAGCATACTTTGGCGCACCTGAACTGGTGGGACTATTATGAGTCTTCCAAAGTGGAAAGCACGTAACTTCGTAGTTACTATCCCTTCAAGGTTAGTGAAGAAGAAAACACTACTAAAGAGGCTGGAAGATGCCGATAAACAAGCCCACTTCGTGCGGTTTGTACAAACCCAATTAGAGCCATACGAATCTGGAAAGATGCATTGGCAAATGTATGTTGAGACAACCGGCTCTCAACAGGCAGATAGAGTGTTAAAGTGGTTAGCACCTACTACTGCACACTCGGTAAATATAGAAGAGAGAAAAGGGTCAAGGTCGGACGCTAGGTTTTACTGCATGAAAGATGCAGATGGGCGCTACGACGAAACTTGGAATTGGCCCGGACATAAGGGTAGACCGAAAGGTTCCAAAACGTATCAGTTTGGTCACTGGAAACCCGATGAAAACTCAAGGAAATTAGCAATCAAGAAGTTGAATATAGCGATTGAATCAGCAAAGACATTTGATGAACTAATTAACAATGATACTGTCAGTGGTACACTAAAGACATGTATGAATTATGCAAGGGCGCGATACAATGCGAAAGCAGCGCCTAAACAGGAGGGAGTACAACTACGTGCATGGCAGGTAGCCCTCATGAATGAGTTAGTAACAACGCCTAACGATAGAAAGATTATCTGGTACGTAGACGAAGATGGTGGTAAAGGTAAGACGTTCATGTCTAGGTTCCTTTACGCTAATCACGGAGCAGCAATACTAGGTGGTAGAGGCAAGGATATGTTCTACGCCTACAAAAATGAAAAGATAGTAATCTTCGACCTGTCAAGAGCAGCAACAGGAGAAGACGGGCAAGTATGGGATTTCGATTATGAAGCAATGGAATCCATTAAAGATGGGCTCTTCTTTAACACAAAATATGAAAGTGGTGCAAGGTACAGAGAAGAACCTGCACACGTAATAATATTCGCAAATGGCTGGCCATTGATGGATAAACTGTCTTTAGACAGATGGGATATACGGACTTGTGACGTAGGAACACCGTCAGGCGGAGTGGCTGTTATTACCCACGACGCCGTTCCCGTTCCTGAGAATGATGACTCAGGGACACAAATATTACCAAACATTGATAAACCACCGTCAGAGTGGTATTGGTAAAGCGAGTTGATATATATGGCAAAGCGAGTGAAACCTAAGATGCATACACAGAGATTTTTATACTATGATTTAGAACATAGTGGGGGCTCAGAAGATGCTCACTACATAGATTTAGCCCAAGACCTAAGCGCGGTAAATCGCCGCTTATACAGGCAAGGACGAAATTACTCAATTAGTAATATCTCCGTTCACGATACACAGGGTGATGCTAGAGTATTAGTAAGTACTGCACCCAACACATGGGCAACCCATGCTGCTTGGGAACTCTGCTTTAATGGCTGGAAGTCACAAAGAGCAGAAATGTTAGAAGACGCTGAACACTTACGTTCACCACGTTGGGCGGACTTCAAAGTGTACTTGAATAAAGAACACGTAATAGACACGGATTGGCCTAAACCAACCGAAGATGAAAATTATGATATCACACGTGGAGAGTGGGATTACGCAGATATGCAATTCTTTAGGGGTGGCAGTAAATATGACAGTCACGCCATTGGATTAATGGGTACTCATTCAATCAATACCAGTATAACTGGTGAGACAACTCCAGAAGATTCAAGTTATAATGGCTACATAAGTGCTATAGAAACCCTACAGGAAGTGAGGTCACAGCCTGAAATGTTCGATAATGATGGCGGGGTATTAGTCATGAATGTATTCTCACTAAATAGTGCTGGCGCTATGTTAGACCAAATAGTTGAAATTAATAAGGAAGGAGACGAACCTCCTTACTCTATGGAGATTGTTGGTTCAAATAACAATCCTACTAACGACACTGGTGCATGGCCAGTTAGAGAAACTCACATAACCTCAGCATATAGCCCAATGGCTATGATGGGGCCAATACCTAACATACCATGTGGACTTCTGCAAATAGAAACCACATCGGATGAAACCAATACTATCGGGCTCTTAATTGAGTTAACACCCGGTTCTTACAAGGGAGTTCACGCTCCACCAATGGGGAATTAAATATGGCACGAAGAAAAACAACAAAATATGGAAAGTTCTTTAGAACTAAAAAAGGTAAATATGGACGCTACAAATACGTTAATGGACGTAGGGTCTCTTTTGTTCGCAAGGGGCAAAAGTAAATGTCATATAAATGGGTCACAATGCCTGTTACTAGTAATCCCGCAGGGGCGTTTGCTAAGGCACTATTTATCCCAGTAGCAAAGATATATGTTAACTGGGTAGTTGGTAAAGCCAACAAGATAGCGTCTCACAAAGAAAGCGTACAATATTCAACAGGGGGTCCAGTGTATC